GACCGCATCGAGAAGCGCGGCGCGTCCTTACGCATCCTCGCAATGAACCTCGACACGCGCACCCCCACGGGCAAGCTGATGCTGAACGTGATCGGCAGCGTGGCGCAGTTCGAGCGTGAGATGATGCTGGAGCGCCAGCGTGAGGGCATCGCGAAGGCGAAGCGCGACGGGAAGTACCTCGGCCGCAAGCCGACGGCGATGGCCAAGGGAGACGCCGTGGTCGAGCTTATCGCGCAGGGCATCGCGCCGACTGAGATCGCCAAGCGCTTGGGCATCGCGAGATCGTCCGTGTACCGCGTGATCGAGGCTAAGATGCAGCCATAGCTTTACCCCCACCCCCCCCTACCCGTCACGATAATTCATAGCGCGTCACGAAAATTCACAAAGTTGTGGTATTCGTGGCGCGTTTTCATGTGGCGGGACACGATATGGCTGAACGTATACCGTTGCGCGTGAAGCAGATCGACCACCTGACGCGTAAGATCATCGTGCGCGAAGATGGGTGCCACGTATGGACGGGTACGATATCGCAGGGCGGGTATGGCGTGATGGTGATCACGGACGGCGGTCAGCGGATACGCGCCCGCGCGCACCGCATCGCGTATCAGATTGCGCACGGCGAAATACCAGACGGCCTGTACGTCTGCCACAGCTGCGACGTGAAGCTGTGCGTGAACCCCGACCACCTGTTTGCGGCGACGCAGGCCGAGAATATGCGTGATATGTCGCGCAAGAGCAGGGCGAGAAACGAGCACAATTACGAGGCGTCGCCCGTTGCGATAGAGATGCTGAAGCGCGGCGCGTATCAGGTCGACATACAGCGCATCACCGGCATCCCATTGCTTCAGCTGCGCGAATTGGCTAGACACGTCGGCGTGGAGCTACGCCTGAAGGGGAGCAACGATGGCCGCTACTGACGCAGCAACGACGTTTGACGAGTTCATATCTCTTTACCGAGACAACCCCGTCGGCTTCGTGCGAGACGTGCTCGGCCAGTCTCCGACGAAGTGGCAGGAGGACGCCCTGCGCAAAGTCGCAGCCGGTCGCCGGCGCATCAGCATCCGCGCCGGTCACGGTGTCGGGAAGAGCACTGTGTGCGCGTGGGCCGTAGTCTGGTTCATGTGTACGCGCTTCCCGCAGAAGACCGTGATGACGGCACCCACCGCGGGGCAGTTGTTCGACGCTCTCTTCTCCGAGCTGAAGGCGCAGGTAAACCGCCTGCCCCCGGTGCTGCGCGACAGCTTTGACGTGTTCAGCGACAGGATTGCGCTGAAGGGTGCGCCCGAGAGTTCGTTTGCCTCAGCACGCACGTCGTCGTCCGACCGGCCAGAGGCTCTCGCGGGTATCCACAGCGAGCACGTACTGCTGATCATCGACGAGGCTTCCGCCGTGCCTGAAGCCGTGTACGAAGCCGCAGCCGGTTCTATGTCGGGACACTCGGCCTGCACGATCCTGATCGGCAACCCGACGCGCAATAGCGGTATGTTTTACAAGACGCACCACGAGCTGGCGAGCGACTGGGAGACGATGCACGTAAGCTGCGTCGATAACGCCCTCGTGTCGTCGGACTTCGTCGACCAGATCAGGACGACGTATGGCGAGGAGAGTAATGCGTATCGCATCCGCGTGCTGGGTGAGTTTGCCGTAGCGGACGACGACACGCTGATCGCGGCAGACGTCGTCGACAGCGCGATGACGCGTGACGTGTCCGGCACTGAGCATGACGTGATGGTGTACGGCGTAGACGTCGCACGCTTCGGGTCTGACCGGTCGGCATTGTGCAAGCGCCGGGGGAATGTCGTGATCGAGGTGAAGTCGTGGGGTGGCCTAGACCTGATGCAGCTCGTGGGCGCAATCGTCAACGAGGCCAACATCGACCGGCCAGACGAGATATGCGTCGACACAATCGGCTTAGGCTCGGGCGTCGCTGACCGCTTGCGAGAGATGGGCTACAACGTGCGCGACGTGAATGTCGCTGAGACGTCTGCGATGAACCCCAACGCCAACAGGCTGCGCGATGAATTGTGGCTGTCGGTGCGCGACTGGCTGTCAACACGCGGCGTAAAGATACCCAACGACGCATCGCTGCGGCACGAGCTGGTCGCTCCGCGGTACACGTTCACGAGTACCGGCAAGATCGTCGTGGAATCGAAAGACCTGATGCGCAAGCGCGGTATGCGCTCGCCCGATCTCGCCGACGCGCTGTGCCTGACGTTTGCGGGGACCGCTGCGCTGGTGGGCGGCAGGGCGTCGTCGTGGCTCAAGGGCAAGCCGCTGCGGCGAAACCTTGCGGGTGTCGTCTGAACGGTGTAACTTGCGCGGCATTGATTTACATACCCACGAAGGGGACGCGACATGAGTACGATTATCAAGGACAGCAACGGTCAACTGGTGCCTACGGTCGGCACTCTTGGCGTTACGCAGGTGTTTACCGTGACGAATAGCTCGGTGGCGAGCACGGCGTTTGGTGCGACGACGACGCTTGTGCGTGTTGCGGCGTCTCTCGGCCACTGCCACATCGCGTTTGGCGCAGCCCCGACGGCGAGCGTCACGACGTCTGCCATGATCCCCGTGAACGACGCGCAAATCTTTGCCGTCACGCCCGGGCATAAGATGGCCGTGATCAAGGACGCCGCAGTCACGGCGTCTACCGTGTCAGTGACGGAATTACTGTGATGGTTGAATCATGCCCCGTTGAGACACGCGATATCACGGCTAACCTGCGCAATCGCGGCAAGGCCATCGACAAGGCCAACTACGGCCCGATGGACCCAGAGCAGCGCAATGACCGCTTCTGGGCGATGAAGGCCCGTGCGTGGGATGTCACGCCCGATGAGGCCAAGACGCAGCTCTGCGGCAACTGCGCGGCGTTCAACCAGACGTCTGCGATGATGGAGTGCATCCGCGCCGGCATCGAGGGGAAGGACACGGAACGTGATTCGATGGACGTTATCGAGGCTGGCGACTTGGGATACTGCGAGATATTCGATTTCAAGTGCGCTTCTAGCCGTACGTGCGACGCTTGGATCGTCGGTGGCCCGATCAAGGATGAGGGCGATGAGGGCGACGAGGCCGAGGATGAGTACGAGTATACAGACGAGGACGATGAGCTTGCTGGTGCGATGATGGATGAGGAAGCGGCCTGATGGTTGCAAAGAAGTACCAGAACCCAGCCGGTGGCTTGAACGCCGCCGGTCGTGCGTTCTTCAAGCGCACCGAAGGCGCTAACCTGAAGGCACCCGTGAAGGGCGAACCAAAGTCCGACGAGGCACTCGGTCGCAAGGCGAGCTTCTTGGCACGCATGGCTGGCGTCAAGGGGCCGGACTTTGACGAGAAGGGCAAGCCGACGCGCAAGCTGCTCGCGCTGAAGGCTTGGGGTGCGTCGTCTACGTCAGACGCAAAGCAGAAGGCGGCAGCATTGAGCAAGCGTATTAAGGCAAAGGGGTGACCATGAAGCAGGTATGGGACAAGGCGCGACCAAAGGCTCTCGGCAAGAGCGAGAAGCTGACGCCATCGCAGAAGGCATCGGCAAAGAGAACGGCGAAGAAGGCGGGGCGACCGTACCCGAACTTGGTCGATAATATGCGCGTGGCGGGTAAGAAGAAGTAACCCATGACCCAACCGATCAACTTATCCATCTGCATCCCGGCACGCGACCACGTAGACGCCGGTTTCGCCCACGATCTCGCGACGCTGTCCGCGCACTGGTACGGCGCAGCGCCCGTTGGCTCCAAATTCAACATCCACATGGTTAGCGGTACGCTAATCGCTGACCAGCGCCAGAAACTCGTCAAGATTGCGCTGAAGGAAGGCGCTGACTGGATACTGTTCCTCGACAGCGATATGCGCTTCCCGAAGAGCATCGCGCACCGCATGATCGCGAACGATCTCGACATCGTGGCCGCAAACTATGCGACACGCCGGATGCCGACGAAGACGGTCGCGTTCTCGAATTTCGAGAAGCTGGAGTGCATCTATCTGGATGATGCGCAGTCGCGGACGCAGGAAGTAGACGCCGTCGGCATGGGCGTCATGCTGATTAAGGCGCAAGTGTTCAAAGCGCTCCCGCAGCCGTGGTTTCAGGTCGGGTACGCGCCAAAAGCCGGCGAATACGTCGGCGAGGATATCTACTTCTGCAAGCTAGCGCAGAGGCACGGGTTCAAGGTTATGATCGACAATACAGTGTCAGCCGAAGTGCGACACATAGGCGTATTCGAGTTTTCGCATGAGCACGCAGAGGCCGAGCGTGACATGGACAGCATGGTCATGGCCGAGATTGAAGGGGCAGCAGCATGAAGAAGATGAGCAAGGCGCAGGCGAAGATCGGCAAGGTAATGGGCGAATATAAGATGGGTACGCTGAAGGCAGGCGTTAACCCTAAAGGCCCGGCCAAGGCACCAATGGCCAAGAGCCGCAAGCAGGCCGTCGCAATCGCGATGTCCGAAGCCGGAAAGATGAAGCGCAAGTGAAACACTTCTACGAGGAGATCGAGGGTTGGTTCCAGTTCTCAAAGCCGTACCTCGAAGCCGTCGCGTCAGCTCGCGACGGTGCCGTGTTCGTCGAACTTGGCTGCTGGAAGGGGCGATCCGCATCTTTCATGGGCGTCGAGATCGTCAACTCCGGCAAGGCCATCGAGTTCAACTGCGTCGACCACTGGAAGGGCAGCGACGACGTCCACCTCGCCGATTCCGAGATCAAGAACATCGCGAAGATATTTCGCGCCAACATGAAGCGCATCGACGGGTTGAACCTCGTCATCCACCGGAGCGAAAGCCCAGCCGCAGCCGAGAAGTTCGCCGACGAGAGCTGCGACTTCGTCTGGATCGACGCCGGTCACGACTACGCATCTGTTCTGGCGGATATTAATGCGTGGCTCCCGAAGGTGAAGCGCGGTGGCGTGATCGGTGGCGACGACTACCCTATGGACGGCGTGGGGCAAGCTGTGAGAGAAGTATTCCCGAAACCAGAGATCGGCACAGAACGTGGCTGGTCATGGTGGCGCGTCCGAAAGGTATAGGCACATGATTAACGAAGCAGCACTCGGTGGGTACGATCCAGAGATGATCCCGCAGCGCGTCCTGAACGACGACAGCGGGATGCTCGTGCCGTCATCCGACCAGCCAATGGACGAGGAAGATTTCCGGTATCGCGTACGTCAGGCAATCGAGGACTGCGCAACCTACATCGACAGCTACATCGCGCCCGAGCGCGAGACGGCGATGAACTACTACCTCGGCAATCTGTTCGGCAATGAGGAAGCGGGTCGCTCTCAGGTCGTGATGACCGAGGTTCGCGATACAGTTCTCGCCATGATGCCGAGCCTTTTGCGTATTTTTGTCGGCGGCACGAAGACGCTCGAGTTCGTCCCCAAGGGCGCTGAAGATGTCGAAGCTGCGGAGCAGATGACGGACCTCATTGACTACATCTTCAGCCAAGAGAATAACGGATTCCGCATCCTGCACGACGCCATGAAGGATGCGCTGATCCTGAAGGAAGGCGTGTTGACGTGGTACGTGCGGACGGACGAGACGGTCGAGGAGTACAACTACTCCGGCCTGTCGCAGGACGAGGTCGCGTTTATCTTGTCTCAGCCGGGTGTCGAGATGATCGAGATGGTCGAGCATATGTCGATGACGCAGATGCAGACCAACGTCATCCCGATGGACCCGATGATGTCCGTCGAGCCACCGACGATCTCGATGCGCGTGCGTCGCGTCAACAAGACGCCGAAGTATGTCGTCGAGTGCATCCCGCCCGAGCAGTTCCTGATCGACAACGAGGCTCCGACAATCGACGAGGCTCTCATCGTCGGCAGGCGCAAGCTCGCTACGGTGTCCGAGCTGGTGGCGATGGGTTACCCGCGTGATGTCATCGAGGAGAACGCCGGTTCCGGCGGCTTCGAGATGAACATGGAGACGCTCGCACGCAACCCGGCAGACCAGTCGTTCTTTGGTATTACGCAGGGCGCTGACGAGAGCACGGACAAGGTCTACTACGTCGAGGCGTATATCCGCATCGACAAGGATGGTGACGGCATCGCCGAGCTGCACAAGGTCTGCACGGTCGGGAACGGCGCAGTCGTCCTTCACGACGAGATCGTGCAGCAGGCACCGTTCGCGTTGCTGTCGCCCGATCCGACGCCCCACACGATCTTCGGCAAGTCTATTGCCGATCAGACGATGGACTTGCAGCTCATCAAGTCTGCCATTGTCCGCAACACGCTCGACAGCCTCGCGCAGTCGATCCACCCGCGCACAGCCGTCGTCGAATCACAAGTCAACATGGACGACGTGATGAACAACGAGACGGGCGCAGTTATCCGTATGCGCTCGATGGGTGCCGTGCAGGCTCTCTCGACGCCGTTCGTCGGGCAACCGGCTCTCGGGGTGCTCGCATACCTAGACGACGTGAAGACGCAGCGCACGGGCATCTCACGCGCTTCGCAGGGGCTTGACGGCGACGTGTTGCAGTCAACCACCCGGTCAGCCGTGCAGGCACAGCTCTCGTCGTCGCAGGAGCGCATCGAGATGATCGCTCGCCTGTTTGCTGACGGGTTGAAGCGCTGCTTCCAAGGCTTGCTGAAGCTCGTCGTGCAGCATCAGGACAAGCCAAAGATCATTCGCCTGCGCAACAAGTTCGTGCCAATCGACCCGCGCAGCTGGGATGCGAATATGGACATGGTCGTCAACATTGCGCTCGGTCGCGGTTCAGACGATCAGCGTATGGCGTTCCTGATGCAGATACTCGCGCAGCAGAAGGAAGTGATCGAGAAATACGGCCCGAACAACCCGCTCGTAGACTTGCAGCAGTACCGCAACACTCTCGCGCAGGTGATCCAGTTGTCCGGGTTCCAAGACCCGTCGCAGTTCGTGAAGGAAGTCGACCCGGCTGCGGTCGACGCGTATATGCAGCAGATGTCGCAGCAACAGAAGCCGATGGACCCGACCGAGATGCTGGCTCAGGTTCAGGCTAAGCAGATCGAGGCCGACATCCTGATCGCTGCCGCGAAGCAGGAGCTGGAGACGAAGAAGGCTCAGGCAGACGCGGACTTCAAGCGCGACCAGCTCATGGTCGACGCGATGCTCAAGGCGGCAGAGATCGAGGCGAAGTACGGATCGCAGGTCAACATGGCCGTGATCAACGCTGAAGTGAACCGCCAGCGCACCGAGATACAGGAGATGTTCTCTCTCCAAGCGCAGCGCGAGCAGGCCATGCTAAATATGAACCAGATACCGCAACAGGCACCGGCACCGCAGCAGATGCCGCCAATGCCTCCGCAGATGATGTGAGGAGATAGGCATGGCTGAACCATACAACCCGTATCAGGGGCAGACCCTATCTCCATACGAGCCGACGTGGCGTGATCGCTTGGCGGCTATCATGCTAGGGGATGACCCGTCGTTCGATAAGCGCCGCTCTATTGAGGGGCTGGTAGGATCGTCCGGGCTTGGAAATACCGGCCTTAGCTTGGCTGATATGACTGGTATCGGCGGCCTTCTTGACGCGCAGCAGGAAGCGGCATCTGGCAATTATCGTAATGCGGCGATTGCTATGATGCCCGGCGCTGGCCCGTTGAAGAATATGGTAAACAAGACTGTCGCAAGAGGAATACTTGGAGGCGCAGAAAAGGTATCTGAGGCTGCGATAAAGGATTTCGTCCCGTCCTTTGGTGGCAAGATGTCTAATTCTCCTTTGGCGTCTGTAAATCTCCCTGCCGGTTCTCGGCCAGAATATCTCGGAGCGGCTATAGATCGCTCTGCTGGTGACTATCCACGGTATACCCCAGCGAAGGGTACGACAGACAGGATGAACCGGCTGATGTTGGCCGCGTCAGACCCAGAAAATCCCTTGTCGTCAATATTTGACGAAAAGATTGCCAAGGGCATCTCATTAAAGGGACCAGACTGGTACAATACTGAGGAGCTGCGCGACTGGTTTGTCAACTCTCTCGGCGAAAAGCAGGGCGACGCTGAGTGGCGCGACTATATGATGAAGATAGGCGCAACATCGACAGGCGCAAAGGTGCCGCAAAATATTCGCATGGCCAGCTTCTATCGCGCCCTTGGTGATGATGCGCCACGGGTAGCCGAGTTGGTAAGCGCGGAGGGTATTACTCCAGCGGAGGCAGCGCTTCGGCTAAATATAGAAATTCCTAATATGCCGAACGATTACAATTATGGCCATATCAAGCAACGGAATCAGGCGTCAAATATCTCCAACCAAGCTGCCGGTGCTTGGGAAGTGCAGCCACCACCTGAGTTAAAGGGTGCAGCATTATCTAAGTGGCTTCAAGCCAACCCGAAAGTAAAAGGTTTTGCCAACGACTTGCTTGGAAATAAGAAAAACATTGCGGCAGATATGCACTTTATGCGGTTGCTTGCGATGGCAGACGGAAGCCCTGACTTCTTGACTGGTCAGGCCAAGCTAAACAAGGATCAGATCGGACAACTAGTTGAAACCTATGGCAAGAAAATCAAGCCATATATTGTTAAGAGAGATGCCAAGGGCAAGGAAGTTGTTGAAGTTAACCTTGCCAAGGCTGTGAAGGATGGGCTGATCACCGACACCAAGTTGTTCTCAAATATGCCATCAGCGTGGGCAGATACGCCGGGGGCCACTGAGTACGGCTCGTATGAGAATATGGCTCAAGCTGTAGCTAAAAGATACGACATGACGCCAGCGCAGTTTCAGGCATCCTTGTGGATGGGAGCCGGTGACCTGACAAATCTAGCGGACGAAAGCCAAGGCACATTCATGGACTTGTTTAGGCGCTCGCTCGACAAGAGAGCTGGGCAACGCAATCTGTCACGCGAGGAGATGCTGCGCGACTTCATCGTCAACAAAGCCCCGCTTGGGTTTGCCGGGGCCACGGCAGCCGGTGCCGGTTATGGGCTGCTCGGACAACCACAGGAAGATCAGGTTTATTGATGACCCCGCACGAACTCGAAGACATCTACCGCGCCGCCACGTCTCTTGCGAGAGACAAGGCAACGGACGAAGTGCTGCGTCGCATGGAGCAGTCGTATATCGAGAAATGGAAGATGTCGCACCCGGATAGGGGCGACGATAGGGATGATGCGTACCGGATGGTACGCGCCATAGGTGAGTTCAGAAACGAGCTAACTGCGCTGGCCGCAGAGCCATCTGTGACCGCCTTTAACCGCCGCTTGAAACGCGGCCCATAAGGGAGTATTTAAGATGGTATCAGCCGAACAATCCCAAGGCGGGGAACTCGGTGTTGCAGAAGTAGCAGCAAAAATGGATGCCCTACTGGGAGCCAGAGATGGCCAACCCGAAGCACCCAAGAGAGCCGCTACCACTGCCGAGGCTCCAGAAGCCGAGGCGTCGGGGTATGAAGGCGAAGAGACTGAATCGGATGGGGCCGACCCAGCGTATGACGCTGCCCCTGAAGGTGAAGAGCCGGAGTATTCCGAGGATACCGAAGGAGCGGATACAGAGCCGCTTCCGCTTGACGCACTCGTCACCGTTAAGATTAACGGCAAGACTGAGAACATCACGCTGAAGGAGGCTCTCGAAGGCTACCAACGGAACTCCGATTACACGAGGAAGACGCAGGCGCTAAAGCAGGAGGTGCAGACCTTCGCGCAGGAGCGTCAGCAAGTGGAAGTGGAGAGGCAGCAGTACGGTCAGCTCATTAATGCGCTGCACCAACAGCTACAGCAATTCGCGCCGCAGGAACCCAACTGGGAACAACTGCATCGTGATGACCCGCTCAACTTCCCAATCGTCGAGAAGCAATGGCGAGACTATAAGGAGCGCGTGGCTGCGACAGGAGCCGAGCGCGAACGTATGGCTCACATGGCATCTCAGCAGGAGCAGGCGCAGCTTCAGCACATGGTCGAGCGTGGTAGAGAATACCTGTTCAACAAGGTGCCGGAGTGGAAAGACGCGCAGAAGTGGAACGAGGCAAGGAGCAAACTTCGCGACTATGGCCAGAAGGTTGGCTATACGGACGAGGAACTCGGAGCCGCATACGATCCACGGGCGATCTTGGTGCTTGATAAAGCGAGACGCTACGACGCAATAATGGCCAATCGTCCCAAGCCAGACCAGTCTGCCGGGCCGAAGCCAATGCGTTCAGGCACTATCGCGAACACTCCACGCGCAGCGACGGAATTCTCCCGTGCAAAGGATCGTCTCAGTAGAACCGGTAGCGTCGACGACGCTGCTAGACTTTTTGGGCTTTTAGATAACAGGAGACGATAATGGCCTCGGTCACGAATGCAAAGACATACAACGCCGTCAATTCGATGCGCGAAGACCTCTCGAACATCATCTACGACATCAGCCCAACCTCGACCCCGTTCACGTCGAACATCGGTCGCGATTCGGCTGACAACACATATTTCGAGTGGCAGACAGACGTTCTCGCAGCCGCAGACGGCTCCAACGCAGCACTCGAAGGCGCAGCCGCCGGTGACGCTGACTTTGTGGCCACCAACCGCGTCGCGAACTACACTCAGATTTCCACGAAAATCGTGGCTATCTCCGGCACAGCTCAGTCGGTCAACATGGCCGGTATGCGCACTCTCTTGGCCTATGAGATGGCGAAGAAGTCAAAGGAGCTGAAGCGCGATGTCGAGAAGATCATCTGCTCGAACCAAGCAGGCAACGCTGGCAGCACCTCCGTTGCCCGTAAGACTGCCGGTCTTCCAGCGTGGCTGATCACCAACAGCATCACGAACGGTGCCGTCGTCCCTACGATGTCGTCGGCTCCAAACGGCTATCCAAATGCCGCGTGGACATCGCTCTCGACCTCGACTGACGTCGCCTTCACCGAGACGATGTTGAAGACCGCGATCCAGAGCGTCTGGACGCAGGGCGGTGAGCCGTCGATCCTGATGACCGGTCCATACAACAAGACCGTCGCGTCCGGCTTCGCTGGCCTCGCTGCGCAGCGTATGTACAACGACTCAGCAGCTCCGCTGAAAATCGTTGCCACCGCTGACATCTACCTCTCGGACTTCGGTCAGGTGTCGATTGTGCCTAACCGCTTCTTCGACGAGCGCTTCGCCGTCGTCATGGACCCAGAGTACGCCTCTATCTCGTATCTCCGTCCTTACGAGACAATCGACATCGCCTCAACTGGCGATGCGACGAAGAAGGAACTCGTCGTGGAGTACGGCCTGCGCATGAAGAATGAGCTGTCCGCTGCCGCGATTGCGAACCTCACACCATCTGCTTAATATGATCGGGGCCGGGTAACACCGGCCCCCCTCACACATAGGAACCACAGATGGCCGAAGAGTTTGCCCCCGGAGTGTTCACACTCGGTTACGATTCATTCTCAGGCGAGTTGTCGAAGATGCACGTCGACACCGACGGCAAGATGCACTTCACGAACGAGACGCAGATCGACGCGATTGCTGAAGAGAACATCGCAATCCGCAACGACGTATCTCGCACTGCGAAATCAGGCGACATGGTGCGAGTTGCTCGCATCCCGATGGCCGTACACCTCGACCTTTTGCAGCGCGGCATCCTGCGCGATAATATCGCAATGCGCCGCTGGCTGAAGTCTGAAGAAGCCGCCCCATACAAGACGCACTGGATGAACGGATGACCACAATCACCGACTACGCATCTCTCCAGTCGCAGATCGCGGCTTGGCTCAACCGGGAAGACCTCACGGCTCAGATACCCGTGTTCATCCAATTCGTTGAGGCAGACATTAATACGCGCCTGCGCACCCGTGAGATGATTGTCCGTGCGACCGCCACCAGCTCGGCTGAGTACGTACAGCTCCCGTCTGACTGGCTTGAGGCCATCAACCTCCACATCGTCGACGGCCAGCAGCCGATCCGCTTCGTGACGCTCGACGAGGCAGACCGCATCAACAAGCAGCAGTACTACACCGCGTCGACGTTCTACTCTCTGATGAACGGCGCAATCGAACTCGTACCGGCACCCGGCGACGATTTAGAGATTGAGATGATCTACTACGGCAAGGTGCCAGCGTTGAGCGATGCCGCGACGACGAACTGGCTGCTCACGAAAGCGCCCGACCTGTACCTGTACGGCGCAATCGTACACGCATCACCGTTCCTGATGGACGACCAGCGCATACCGACATTCGCGTCTATGTACTCGACGCGCTTCGAGGCTCTCAACGATGAGAGCAAGACGTCAACGCACTCCGGTGGGCCTCTCGTTGCCCGTACACGCATCACTTACGGATAAGGAGCTACCATGCCCGGCTTTACCAATTTCTCTGAGGACTTGGTCCTCGATTTTCTATTCACAGCATCGACAGCCACTCGCCCCACGGCGTGGTATGTCGCTCTCTACACGGTAGCGCCCGGCGAGGCAGGTGGTGGGACAGAGTGCTCGGGGACGTCATACGTCCGCCAGAGCGCATCGTTCACCGTGTCAGGCACAGCGCCATCGCAGGCGGAAAACAGTGCCGCAATCGAGTTCCCGACCGCTGGCGGTTCGTGGGGTACGATTGTAGCGGCAGGCGTGTTTGACGCTCTCTCTGCCGGTAACCTACTCGCATACGCCGACCTGACGATCTCGAAGACCATCGACACGGGCGACGTCCTGCGCTTCAACACCGGCACCCTCATCGTAACGCTCGACTAATATGGCGAACGGTCGCGAATACGGCTCATTCGACTACGGCATAGGCGTATACGGTCAGGCTCTGATCGTAGACGCCGAAGCTACGATAGCCGCGACCAGCAACGCCTCAGCCGCAGCCATACAGAGATCGGTGGCAGCGGCTACCGCAGCGGTCCAGAGTAACGCCGAAGCGACCGCGGTGCGCATTGAAGCTGCCGCGATGTCCGCAAGCGCCACGACAAGTGCGTCAGCCGTTGCGGTTATGATTGTCGTAGCCGCAGAGACGATCTCGGCAACGTCAAACGCATCAGCAGCCGCACAGCGCGTGCGCACTGCGGCGATCACGGCGGCGGCTCAGAGTAGTGCTGCGGCGACATCAACCCGCGTGCAGCCAGCCTCCGCTACGGGCGCGGCACAGAGCGGCGGTACGGCTGATCCGTATGTCGTGCAGCTCGCTGCGGCTACTGGTGCGGCGACGTCTGACGCTACGGCTACGGCAGTTCGGGTCAAGTTCGCCGATATCACAGCCGCAGCCACCAGCTCCGCGAGTGCGGGTGGCACTGCGACTTATTCTGGTGTATGTAATATCGAAGCACAGAGCGCGGCAGAGGCCGTCCCAGTGCGGGTACTATTCGGCATCGCGTCGTCGATTGTCGTGTCGGGCATGACGGCCAACGGTCGCTACCTGTGGGAGCCAGACGCGGTACCCGCAGAGACGTGGGCAGCCGAGACGGTGTCGGACGAGATGTGGACGCCGGTGGGCGTCTCTGGCGGTTCGTGGGCGGTTCTGGACGTGGCGAGCGATACTTGGACACCGGCGAGCGTATCGCCACAGACATGGCAGTAGGAGACAACGATGGCCGATAGCTATACCGCAAACCTCAACCTGACGAAGCCGGAAGTCGGCGCGTCTAGGGATACGTGGGGTACGAAGACAAACGCAGACTGGGACACGGTAGACGCGCTGTTCACTGCCGCAGGAACCGGCACCTCCGTCGGGCTGAACGTCGGCGCTGGCAAGACGCTGGCTGTCGCGGGGACGCTGACGCTGACCGGCACGATGCCGCTTGTCACTGGCGGATCAGCGGTCGGGTCCACATTGACGCTTAAATCGACATCCGGCGTCGGTACATCAGACAGCATCGTGATGAAGGTCGGCAATAACGGTGCGACTACGGCGATGACGATTAATACGTCGGGCAGCGTCGGCATCGGATCAACGTCACTAACCAATCAAGGGTTGAGGGTATCAAAAACTATCACTGGTGCTGTTTCATCGTTTAATGTTTTTGCCGACGGGGCAATCCAATCAGATGTGACTACAAGTGCAATTTATTTTTCCACAAACGCCAGTGCCGTGTCTGGTACTTTGGCTGATGTAAAACACTTTAGGACTAGTCAGGATTCATTAGGGACTGCTACATTTTCAAACCAGTATGGCTTTGTTTCAGAAAATAATTTACTTGGTGCTACAAATAACTACGCATTTCATGCTCAGAACACCGCCGCAGTAACGGCTGGCAAGACTGCCTACGGCTATTATTCCGCAGTAAACACCGCCTCAGGCGGCGGCACAACGTATGGCTTCTACGCTAACGGAACTGCGACAAATTATTTTGGTGGCAGCGTAGGTATTGGGACAACGTCGCCAACAGGTAATTTCGAGGTGTCTGGAACGGCTACCGCAGCATATATTGCTAGATACTCAACGGATACCAGTAGTCCAAATTTATCTTTTAGAAAATCTCGCGGCACTGAAGCATCTCCGACAATAATTTCTTCTGGCGATAACATCGGTGCAATTGCGTTCCAAGGGTATGACGGGAGCAATTTTGTTAATGCGGCTCAAATATTGGTTGCTTCTAACGGGACTCCCGGCGTTACCGATATGCCTGCAATAATGTCATTCCGCGTATCGCCAGATGGATCGTCAACTGTTGCCACTCAAGCATCAATTACTAACGCTGGCTTGTTCTCCTTCAACTCCGGCTACGGCTCCGCAGCGGTGGCATACGGCTGCCGTGCGTGGGTAAACTTCAACGGCACGGGGACAGTGGCTATCCGTGCTGATGGCAATGTTACGAGTATTACGGATGGTGGCACAGGGATATATACGGTAAATTTTACCACAGCCATGCCAGACGCTAGTTACTGCGTTGTTTTGGGTGGGGACAATTTGGGTGGCACAGGTAATATAATACTTAATACTGGCGGTACTTACAGTACGTCTGCCGTCAACCTTCTTGCGACGGACTACAATAACACTGCAAGAGACGATAACTTTATTAATGTCGCCGTCTTCCGATAAAAGGATATTCCAATGAACCGCATAATATACCCAAACGACGACGGTGGCGTATCAGTCATTATCCCATCGCCATCCGCTGTTGCGACGATGACCATTGAGGACATCGCCCTCAAGGATGTACCTGCTGGTAAGCCGTTCAAGATCGTCGCGACCGAAGACATCCCATCCGACCGCACGTTCCGCAATGCGTGGGAGGCCGATTTCTCCTCTCCTGACGGGACGGGTATCGGACACGAGGCTTGGTTAGCCGCACAGAATACCGGAGACGCAGCATGATCACGATCAACATAGCCAAGGCCAAGGACATCACGAAGGACCGGCTACGGGCAGAGCGTGAGCCACTACTCGCCGCGCAGGACGTAGCCTTCCAACGTGCGCTTGAGGGCAATGCAGACACCGCAGCAATCGTTGCCGAGAAGCAGCGTCTGCGCGACATTACGAAACTAGTTGATGGGTGTGTGACAGTGGAAGAACTAAAGGGAGTGCAAATATGAAATTCGAGTTTACCATAGCCGAAATCAATACGATCATGGGAGCGCTGGGCAATGCGCCATACGCTCAGGTGCATGAGATCGTCGCAAAGATACGCTCTCAGGCCGAGCCGCAACTTGCTGAAGCACAAGCCGCAGCACCACCAGAACAGCCACCCGAGGTCTGACATGGACACGCAAACCCTCATCAACATCGCCGCAGGGATCATCATCGCCGGTATGGGGTGGCTCGCTCGCGAATTATGGGGAGCGGTGAAGGAATTGCGTAAGGACTTGCACACCATCGAGGTCGCTCTCCCGTCAAACTACATCCGCAAGGATGAGTTCGCCGAGGGAGTGAAGGAGCTGAAGGACATCTGCCGCCAGATATTCGACCGGCTAGAGAATAAGGCGGATAAGTGATTGGACCCGTTTACCCTCATCGCCGGAGCGACAGCCCTATATAACGGCATCAAGAGCGCCGTAGACGGTGGCCATGAGATGCTCGACGTTGCCGACCGCGTCGGAACGCTATTCGGTCGCATCGCCCAGATCACGCAACTCACCAGCGGCAAGCGAAAGAAAAAGCTATTCCAGAGCCAAGCTGAGTTCGAGGCCGAGGCGATCAAGCTGTACACGCTGAAGCAGAAGGCGCAGCAACTCCAACTCGAAACACGTAACCTGTTCGTCGGAGCCTACGGAATCGCTGCGTGGACGAGTATCCAGAAAGAGGTGACGGAGATGCGGAAGCAGGCGGCACGCGAGGCCGCTGCCGCGCAGCTCGAAGCTGAAGAGAACCGCAAAGACCTCATCATGGGCGCGTGGCTTATCGGTGCCGTCATATTATTCTCCGTCGCAGTCGGGATCGCGATGGTGGTGTTCACTCACAAATGAAGTACCTTGTCATAGCCATGATGATAGTCTTAACCGGGTGCGAGGACCGCTACCGATACCCGTGCCAAGACCCCAAGAACTGGGACGCACCAGAGTGTAACCCGCCCATCTGCACAGCATCTGGAACTTGCTCAGCAGACACCCTGAAACAAAACCCCTGCGGAGCCGTAGCGAGATGAGGATCAAGGAAGACGAACTCCACGCCCTTCTCCAGTTTATCATCGGGATAAGTCTGTGCCTGACGCTGACGGGTACTGTGTTCGCCGTGCTGTACAGCCTGATCTTCGTCGTGCAGCCGATTGACGGGCAGGCTCCAAACGATCAGGAGTTCTTCAAGCTGATCGCACCTATCGCAACATTCTTAACAGGCACTTTGTCGGGCATCATGCTTGGCAGCAAATCTACCGGAGACAAAAATGGACCTACTTAAACAATTCGGGCCGCTACTATCCTCGGTAGCCCCTAGTATCGCTACGGCTCTAGGAGGCCCACTAGCTGGCCTTGCTGTCAAATCCCTATCCAAGGCACTGCTAGGTGCTGAAGACTTCTCAGAGGAAGCCGTGATAGATGCTATGGCTACTGCCTCTCCAGAGCAGTTGGCTGCCGTGAAAAAGATCGACGCTGACTTCAAGGTGCAGATGAAGAGCTTAGACATTGATCTGGAGCGCATTGCTGTCGATGATCGCAAGTCGGCTCGAACGATGCAGACGGAAACGAAGGACATCCTGCCACGACTGCTGGCGATCAGCGTGACGCTGGGCTATTTCGGCATCATTGCCTACGTCTTGGTCAGCGGACTGCCAATGAACGGCTCGGAAGTGTTGCTCATGCTACTCGGTACTCTATCAGCCGGGTGGACAGGCGTCATGGCGTTTTACTTTGGCTCATCATCTGGCTCCCAGAAAAAGGACGCCATGATCCACAACTCAATACCGAGGGACGAGAAATGATTGCGAATTGGGAGAAGGCGTTCGCCGCGGTGCTGAAGCATGAGGGGGGATGGTCCATGCACCCCAAAGACCCCGGGGGGATGACAAATTTAGGCGTAACGAAGAAGGCATGGGAAGCCTACGTCGAGAAGCCGGTCGATGAGGCCGAGATGCGTGCTCTGACACCGGAGATCGTGAAGCCGTTCTACAAGCGGCAGTATTGGGACAAGATCAAGGGCGACGATCTGCCTGACGGCGTCGACTACGCCGTCTACGATCTCGCGGTGAACTCAGGCGTAGGTCGTGCGTCCAAGATGTTGCAGGAGGCCGTTGGGGCGACCGCTGACGGTATGATCGGCAAGGGTACGCTCGCAGCCGTGGCCCAGCACCCGCCAGACCACGTCGTCAAGCTAATCTCAAACGCACGCCTCGACTTCCTCCAGCGGCTATCGACGTTCGACACGTTCGGCAAGGGTTGGACCCGCCGCGTAAATGAGGTACAAGTAGCGGCATCAGAACTCGCTCGATCAGGGGTTGCATAATGCCGCTTGTCCCGATACCCGTCCCGCCCGGAGTAATCAAGCCAGCGACACCGTTGCAGGCCAAGGGACG